TCAAAAATTCATGTGTCCCTGACCACCGTTTAAAGGGTGCGGAGGCACATGATCGACCTGTCCGGGTGTTACGATAAAGCGCACTACGGTTTCATGAGTAACAAAAGTGGTTCCACAGTTAATGTTTTGGCACTGGCAATAACGCTCTTTCGTATTATCTGATACACGAAAGCTACTGCGAGTATGTGCCGCGTGTCCGCATTTCGGACAATTCATCATATCCGTTTCTCCCCAAGTCATTACCCGCAATCCCACAATGATACACGAACATCCATTTTGTGAACATTATCATTCCATTTCTAAATCATCTATCTTTACCTCAAGCTCCAGAGTCGTAGTGAAACCATTATCTGCACTGACACTATGCGTCAGCGTGGTAATGGTCCATTCGGCATCATCAATGGGCTGTTTAAAGCCGCTCACCTTCACCGGCATTTCGGTATATAGATCAGCCCTTCCCTCTGCGAGCTGCAGGGAGAATGTTGCAACCCCGCGCTGCAGGCGCTCCCACTGCATCTTTGCCGCTCGCTCTGCATTGCTGCGGTTTGCATAAGTTCTGTTGAGTACCAGCACGTTTTCATCCGTTCCAACGAGGTAATCCCCCTGTTTTGCTTCCGGCTCCTTTGCCGCAGTGGTTTTCTTTCGACGGCGCTTAACCTTTGCCGTCTCTTTTTTCTTTGGCTCACGGGTATGGAGCCAGCTGGCGATTACCCCCGTATAGGCATCGCGATCAGCCAGGGTAAAACGATGACCATCACCGGCCTGGCGGGTTATGGTGATAACCGGCAGCGGCTTACCGCTTGCCGTTCTGCCCTGCCCCTGACGGATAAACAAGAGATTGCCGTCCTTAACGGAGGCTATCGCCCCATACTGCCGCGCCAGCTTCATCAAAAAGCTGGCGTCGCTTTCATTAGTCTGGTCAAGATGATCGACAGGCTTGTCCAACAGGTCCTTTCCCAGCGCCATCTTTAATTTATGCCTGCCCGCGATTTCCTTCACGACTTCGCCCACCGTTGTCTGGTGCCAGGACTTTTCACGCCGCGTATTAAGGGATTCACGGAAATCTGCACTACGCGCGCGAATTGTGAGACGGTCAGGCGCGCCGCTATGCTCAATCTCATCGACAGTAAAGGCCCCTTTCGGAAAAAGCGGCTGACCTTTCCACCCCAGCGCAAACTGAATTATGGCCCCCCGACGCGGCAGAACGATTTGCCCGTCCGAGTCGTCCAGTTCCAGATCAAGCTGGTCCGCTTCAAAGCCCCGGTTATCCGTCAGCGTCAGACTCATCAGGCGCGCATCCAGCACGGTAGTCACATCTTTACCTTCAATGGTGATGCTGAAACCGGGGGTTTTGCTGTTCAGGTTCAGGAGATCAGAGCTGAAATTCACTGCAGTAACCCCCCAACCGTATTTTTCATACTGCCTATCGCAGAGGTGGCGGAGTCCTGCAAATTACTGAGCTGATCGCTGAGGCTGCCAAACATATCAGACAGCGATTCATCCACCCTTTTCAGGCTCAGCGAAAATTCGATGCGCCGGGGCATACCGCTCTCAAAAAATTCTGTTTTTGTCTGGCTCAGACTCTCGATCACAAACATGCCGTAAATCGTCCCGCTCCCCTCAATCAGAGGCCAGGCTTTCCCCAGCTCCGCCATCTGCTCCAGCGCCAGCAAAGACAGCCTGCCGCCGGTTATCTCCGGCAGCAGGACGCCGGACAGAGTAAGCGAATCGTTATCCGGCCCAAGAAACTGCGTTGACGGGCGCCGGTTAACCCGGCTGTTTGCTGCGTGCCGCCAGCTGCGCTGATACTGCAGCTCCTGATAGGGCACGGTTCGCAGCATGAATACGTACAACCCCAGCACCATCATCATTATTCGTAACCCCCTCGATCACTGAAATTACTGCGTGTTTTTGCCCTGGCCCTGCGCTCACGCTCATCAAGCTGCCGGGCCACCTCGCGGGCGATATCCTGCGCGCTTTGCCCTGGCTGGGCGACAATATGAATTGGCGCGCTTATCTCGTACTTAATTACCTGCGGCTGTCTCTCTTCCTTCGGCGACGGCGCCGGTTGCGTCCTGACAGGCACACTGTACGGATGAAGTGGTGCGGCTTCTGCCGGGGCAGCCGCCAGGCCCATTACCCCAGCGACCACGGAAGCGAACACCTTCTGGCGCATAGCCATCGGGTCAGCCCTGTTATCCGTGATTTCCGCAAGGGCCGGTGCTGGCATGACAGCTGCAGCGATATCAGCCAGCTCCGCAGCACGATCCCGACCGGGACGATTTACCGGGGCGTTAACAATCTCAGGCGGCAGCATCAACCTGCTTTCAGGCCGTTGCTCCGGGCTGGCTGTTACATCACGAACCGGGCTTACCGTTGCCGCCAGTTTCACCAGCTCAGTAGTACGATTGATTACCGGAAGATTTGCCGGACCGTTCACACTATCAGGCGGCAGAACTATCGCGCGTTCAGGATATTGTTTAGCGCTGGCCGGTTCCGTCCGGGAAGGATTGAGCGTTGCCGCCACCCTCGCCAGATCAGCAGTCCGTTTCCTGCCGGTGACATTGGCGGGCCCGTTTACGATCTCTGGGCCATTCTCACCCACGATGCCGAACTGGCCGCGCGGAATGGTACCGCCGCTATCGTACATGCCAGCAAAACCCATCGGCGGGAATCCGCCAGGCGGCAGCACCACTTTACCGTCTGTGTTTACCGTGGCTGGTTGCTGCCGCGTGACCTGCTCAGGAAGCTTCGCTTTGGCCGCTTCCTTGCTGACAATGCCAAGTTTTTCAAGCAGCCAGGACACGCCCGATTTAAGCGAATCCAGCGGGTGCATGACCATGTTCAGCCCTGCCGCCAGCGCCTCCCCAAACTGCCGCCCCATCGACGCCGCGCTTTGCAGCTCTGCAGAGGTGGATTTAACCGGCGTCAGCAGATCAGTAAACCAGCCCCACAATGCCTGGACCTTGTCACCTATCCACTGAAAAACAGGCTGCAGTGGCTCAAACGCCGCACTGATAGGCGCAGCTGCAGCTTTGAATCCTTCAACCACTCCGCCTAAAAATGCGCTTATCGGCTGCCAGTATTTCCAGACAACCAGCGCCACGCCAGCCAGCGCCGCCACAACCAGCCCTATAGGGCTAAGCAACACCCCAAGCACACTACCCACTCCCATCAGAGCTGTGCGCAAAAGCGCAAATGGTGACATGACCAACCACCTGATAACGCCTCCCGCCCCCCTAACAGAAGTAACTAGCGGTGCTAACGCAGCGCTTGCCAGCCCTCTGATTTTCGTACCAAGCTGACGGATAGCTTCACCAGGATTACGAAATGAGGACACCAGGCTTTCGCCCGCCTGCTGGGCATGTTCTTTGACTTTATCCAGCACCCCGTCTCGGAACGCATCCAGGATACCGTCACCGTCCCCCTCATCTTCCCCACCGCCGCTGAGCGCCTCACGAATACGACTAATCCAGCTAACTGTCTCACTCGCTTCATTTCCCGAAAACAGCCCAAACAGCTTTTTCAGTGCATCACCGGACTGGAATAAACCGGGTGTGAATGATTTGAATGCCTGGCTCAATCGGCCCAGCAGTGGACCGAACCGCCCCAGGCCAGTGATGGCTAGCGATTTCATCCCAAAACGCAATAATGCCAGCGGCCCCAGAACAGCAGCCATGGCAATAGCTAATGTCCCAAGCGCCAACGTCACTGAGGCGACCACAGCGGCAATCTTCATCAAAGTGCCCGCCAGCTGCGGGTTAGTCTCAACCCATCGACGCAGTGCCCCGGTCACGCTTTTGACGTAACCCATGATATCCATCAGCGGCTGGCGCAGCGTTTCACCCAGGCTACTGAAAGCGTTCTGCGCGCCCGTTTTAACAAGCAACCACTGCGCTGAAAGTGAATCCTTATTGATATCGGATTCTTTCTGCATGGAGCCGTTAGCCTCAGTGCCTGAGGTAAGTTTCAGCTGTCGCTGCAGCTCCGGCAGGTTGTTTGCCAGCTTCGCCGCATCGTCGCCAAACTCCTTGCCAAATATCATCGTCATGGCGGACAGGCGTTTGTCCTGCGGCAGTTTGTTGACCTTCTCCAGCACACGCTGAATGGTCCCCATTGCGTCCTTTGTCATCTGCTTTTCAATCTCTTCTGGATTGAGTTTCAGCAGATCCATACCTTCCATGAACCGCTTGCTCTGCATGGTTGCAATCGACAGTTCGCGCACCATCGCATTTGATGCGCTGGCGGCAATTTCAGGCGCGGCGCCCAGAGACAGGAAGGTGGAACCCAGCGCGGCCGCCTTGCGGAAATCAAGCCGGTCAGCCACGCCGCCCATGCGCTGCAGCACATTGATGATATCGCCGCCCTTAGACATGGCGTTATCGTCCAGGTAGTTCAGGGCATCGCCAAGCTGTTCAATATTGCGGGTCGGCACTTTATAGAGCTGCGCGATTTTCCCCAGCCCCTCCGCCAGCTCATCAGCGGGCAGCTCGAATGCCGTTGCGGCCTTTGCAGCAGTGGATGCAAAGGCCAGCAGGTCACGCTTCTGGTCTTCGTAAGAATCGTTCTGGTTTGTCACGCCCATGCGGGCGCCACCTTCAACCAGCGCGGCATAGTCGATGGCGCCATTCTCCATCGGCAGCTGTTCACTGGCGGCCTTGATGGCATTCTGCATGTCGTAAAACTGTTTTGTTCGGTTGCCGTTGTCGTCCCGCAGCCCGTTAACCTGCTTTGCCACGCCTTTCATCGCATCTTCCATGCTGGCATAGCTTTTAACGGCAGCCATCACCGGCGCGCCCATCGCCAGCCCGGCGGCAGTCGTCGTCGCTCCGGCGCCCGCGATACGATCCCGCACCTCAAGGCGCCGCGAATACTGATCGCGGACAGCGTTCATACGGGCCTGCTGCTCGCCCAGGCGTTTAAGGGATTTCTGCTGTCGGTCCAGCGCCTGCCGGGTTTCGTCGGCATTCTGCCGCAGCTCACGCTGCGCACTGCTCAGCTTTTTGGTGTCCAGCCCGGCCTCATTGAGCGCAAGACGCTGACGCTGTACCGACTGACGCAGGCCGTTGTATTTGCTCTGCAGCTCGTTAACGCGGTTTTTTGCCTGCTCAAGCAAACGAGCCTGCGCCGCCGTCGGGCGGTTAGTTGCCGAGAACTGCGTGGCAAGCTTCGCCGCTTCTTCGCGTGCGGTTTTAAGACTGTTGCCGGTGACGGCCAGCTGCGCGCTTGCCTTGCGGAAACCGTCAATACGGCCTGCCTGGGCGTCCAGTTCTTTTAATCTTGCGCGGCTTTGCTGAATGGCGGTAGCCAGCTCTTTAGAGCTGGCCTGCGCTGATCGGAATGGGCGGGTGAGCTTATCAACCGCATTTAGAATTACCTGCAAACGCAGGTTAGTGTCACTCATCGCTGGCCCCGCTTCTCTGAATCGCTTTATGCCGCCACTCCAGCACTTCGGTCAGCGGCATAACGTCAGTGACGGACGGCGGCCAGTGAAAAATGGTGGCGATATCAGCCACCAGGTCTTCTACCGTCAGGCTGTCGGCAAACCGGCAAGCACCGATTTCTTCAACAAAAAAGTGACCACCTCAACCGACAGCGCGGTGAGATCGGCGGGGTCCATTTCAGCCATTTCCTGAGCGGTCAGCGCGGGCGTGGAGATGCGGGGAATAATCGTCATCATCGCGCCGACGTCCATATCCATGATCGCCTGCAGACGGGTGCCACGCAGCGCGCCGGACTGCGGCTTGCGCAGCACAATTTCGGCAATTTCGGTTTTACCGCGTTTGATTGGGGTGTCCAGCTGTACGGTTTTTTCAGTCTGTTGTTCGCTCATTGTCATTTCCTGTTAATAAAGTACTGGCGCGGCTGCCCGCGCCTTTAAAGTAGATCAGAGGCCCAGGGCGTTGCGGTGTTCTTCCATCAGGTCCACGCCATCAACGATTTCAATCATGTTGATCACATCAACCTCATAGAGCACCTCGCCGTTAATGGTCAGCTTCGCGTAGCTGTTGGTGCTGCTGACTTTTGTGGTGTTGCTCTCGCCGGTTTTCCATTCGCCGGAATCGACTTCTTTATGTCGCCCGCGCACAACCAGCTCAACGGCCTGCACTTCGCCGGTATCATCACGCTGAATGGAGCCGGTGAAACGCAGCTGGATGCCGTCAACGGTGGCTTTACCCATCTGCTTGAATAACAGCAGTTCGGTGCCACCGATTGAAAATTCCGTATCCAGCGCGCCATCATCAAGCCCCAGATCAACATCAGCCGAACCGGGCATACCGCCGCCGCGATACTTTTCAAACTTGCGGCCGAATTTAGGCAGGGTCAGGGACTCAACAATCCCCTGATAGTTATTCCCGTCGTTAAACAGGTTCAGGTGTTTTAACTTGCGTGGTAAAGCCATTTTGTCCCCTTACGCGCTGACCTGGCTGGAGAAATCCAGCAGATACTGATCGGTGATGCGCTGGCGCAGCATCAGGTTTTCCAGAGGCGGTACCGGCGTATAGTCGTAATCGATAGTGAGCTTCCCGGCTTTCAGGGAATCTTTATCGTTTACGGACTCATCCAGCCAGCAGTCGGCGCCGATGATGTAGCCCTGTGTTTTCAGGTTGCGCAGTTTGGCGCGAATACCTTCGATAATGTCGCGGGCCAGTGACGGGTTAAGCACGCCATCTACCGCCCACATGTGCGCTTCGGCGATGGTGTCAGCCAGAACTTGCGCGGTGCGGGTGTAGTTTTCAAAGGCAAACAGAGGATCGTCACTGAGGCAGCGGGAGCCCCAGAAGCGGAAACCGTCTTTGCGGATCAGCGTGGTGACATCATTCTGGTTCAGCAGCCCCGCATCGGTTGCCGGGTCCTGCAAATCCCAGAACACATCAGCAGAAATGCCGGTGACGCCGTTCACGCCTACGTTGGACAGGGATTTGTGCCAGCCGGTCTGTTCGTCAATTTTGGCACGCAGGCCAAGCGCACGGGCTGAGGCGTAAGCCGTTGCGTCAGCGTTCAGCACGGTGTCAAAACTGATGAAATCAGGCCAGATCAGCATCCCCTCGCGCTGGCTGAAATTAGCGCGGTAGGCAATGGCCTCCTCTACCGTTTTGCAGCCGTAGGCTGACAGATAGGCGAAGCCGCGCAGACTCTGCGCCACGCTCAGCAGCTCAGTGGCAACCGCCTGCGTGTCATGCCCCGGCACGCCAAGAATGCGCGGCTTAACGCCGAGCTGGGACTGCGCAGATAACAGCGCTTTCATGCCCGTTTTTTTACCGTCAGTTGTCACGCCGCCGATAATGTTGGAAGTTGTTTCCGCTTCGGTTTCACCCTGTGCAACGCGCACAACAACGGTCACGGGTTTAGCCTGGTCGGCAATTGCATCCAGCGAGCGGGCCAGCGTGCCGGACTCGCCTGCTTTACCGCTGGCGGTCAGCACGTCGGTGAGCAGGACCGGCTTATTGAGGGGGAACACGGACGCATCTGCATCATCGCCAGTACAGACCATACCGACAATTGCCGTGCTTACTGTTGAAATGGGGCGGGTGCCATCGTTGACCTCAACGACGCGCACACCGTGGTGATAATCCTGAGCCATACGGCGAACCCTCCGGTGTTTAGGTTTCGCCCTATGGTGAAGTGAATCAACTTTGTAGACAGCTTTGCTGCATTGTCCTGTTATCCATACAATGCCGCAGGAAATTTTCGGTACAGTGTAGATATACCAACATCAAAAATTAGTGCAACGCGCTTCCTGCTTTCCCCTGCCTCAAGCAGTCGCCCGACCTGCGCCCATTGCTGCTCTGTCAGTTTTGGCCGCCTGCCACCGATACGTCCTTGCTGTCTGGCCGATGCCAGTCCGGCACGGGTTCGCTCTACGATCAGCTCTCGCTCCATTTCTGCCAAGGCACCCATAACATGGAAAAAGAAACGCCCCATCGGAGTTGATGTATCAATGCTATCTGTCAGGCTGCGGAAATTTACTCCCCTCCCTCGCAGGTCTTCGATCAGAGTAACAAGATGCCGCATACTCCTGCCCAACCTGTCCAGCTTCCAGACTACCAGCGTGTCCCCTTCGGAGAGCGTGCGCAGGACCTTCTTAAGCCCCGGACGATCAGAGGTTTTACCGCTCATTTTATCCTCAAATATCAGCTCACATCCTGCGCACTCTAGTGCATTTCGTTGTAAAGCCGTGTTTTGGTCATTTGTTGACACCCTCACGTAACCGATTTGCATGATTTTTCGCCCTTAAAAAAGTGGTGAATGATGCCACCATTTTATCGAGCATGGTCATTTCTGACTGTACTGCAGAGAATGGCCAACACGGACAATCATGACCGTGGTGGATAAAAAACCTTGGTTTGGGAACAGCCGCAAAACGGAACGTGGGAACCGGTGAGAATCAGATACCAGATATGTCCTCCTGGACGTTCGGGGTTGGCTTCATTGACACGCCACTGGTTAAGTTTCGATTTGGCTCTGCGTCTGGCGCGGGAGCTAAAACATTTTCAACGCCATTCCCAACCGAGGCTTCGATTCTTGTGTTTGGGGCTGTTCAGTCATCAAGTGGTGAAGTGGTCTTATATTCTCCCCAAACAAAATTCGGGACTTTGACGAAGACCGGATTCGAGTTTATTAACCAGGCTTACACCGGGTCAGGTTCAATTGTTTCAAGCTCTAACTCTGTTCATTATCTGGCAATCGGAAGGTAAAAATAATGACTTACAAATACAGCCCATCACTCAATTTATTTTTTGTTGAAAGTGCCGTTCCTGGGTACGAAGCAGCAGGCTGGAAACTTGACGATCTGGTGGATGTAACAGATGAACAATTTGATGAGTTCAATATCGACAAAACTCTGGAGGGATTGGTTCGTGTGGCAGGCTCTGATGATTTACCTGAATGGGGAGAGATCCCGCCTCCCACACATGAGGAGGAAGTAGTGGCGGCCGAAGCGCAGAAAAGTGTACTGATTAGTCAGGCCAACGACTACATAAACGGTAAGCAATGGCCAGGCAAAGCGGCATTAGGCCGACTAAAAGACACGGAGAAAGAGCAATATAACCAATGGCTGGATTATCTTGAGGCGCTGGAAGCTGTGGACACCTCCAGCGCACCAGATATTAACTGGCCTGCTGCTCCGGCGGCGTAGGCCAGTCCGGGTCTTCTGTATCAACACGCATCAGCAGAACCCGGTATTTTTTCCATTCAGCTAATGCGGCGGTTTCCTCTCCCGTCGCAATCCCTGCATCAACGGCATCCTGCCGCCATTCAATTTCAGAATCAGCAGCGGCGCGTAATTGCGCCTTCTGTGATTCAGTCTCGGCAATTAATTCTTCCTCAGATTGCGGTGGTGCATCCATCCATGCAGGCATTCCCGCATTATCAGCCCCTATGATTTTACCTTCCGGCCAGGATACCCCCGAAAATTCATCATAAATATCCTGTGTAATTTCGACCGAACCGTCAGGAATAACGGAATTATATTGCGTATCGTAAAAGCCATTATTTTCTGGATTAAAAAACAGTTTTCTCATGCCAGATACCCCATAGCTAAAATTGCTCCGCTTGCAGCAGTTGCCGCGACAGTTCCTGCGGTAGTCATCACCGCTCTAAATGAGACTGTTGATTCTGTTGTGCTGCCCATATCAATCCCCCAGGATGTAGCACGAGAGCCATTCCAAACCGTACCAGAGGCTCCAGTTTCAACAGCACATGCAAATACAGGTTTGCTCGCAAACGCCGGAGAAAAGGACGCTGTTCCTGCCCCTGTGCTAGTCGCCGAAACAGGTATCCACTGAATGCAAAAATTGGTACTCCCTGAGCCTCCGCCCAGGGCTGGAATTATCAGTCGGCCTGATGTTGACCCGATGGCCTGAGGCGCTCCTACCAAACCAAGGTATTTAATAATCCCATCAGCTGTTTTTCCAGACAACGTTGTCAGCGTGCTATCCAGCGGCTGCTTGCCTGCCAGTGCATTTGTCATGGTGGTTGCAAAGTTAGGATCGTTTCCTAACGCCGCCGCCAGCTCGTTCAGGGTATCAAGCGCCGCAGGTGATGAGCCAACAAGCGCAGCCAGAGCTGATTTTACGAAAGCAGTAGTGGCAATTTGCGTACTGTTGACAGTCTGCGCAGCCGTGGGGGCCGTCGGCGTTCCGGTCAGGGCCGGGCTTGCCAGTGGGGCTTTGAGTGCAAGCGCGTTAGAAATAGTGGTGCTGAAATTAGGATCGTTATTGATAGCCGCAGCAATTTCTTTCAGCGTGTCCAGCGTAGCCGGGGCACCATTCACCAGGGCGATCAGAGCCGCCTGCACAAACGCAGTTGTGGCAAGCTGAGTGGTATTGTTACCTGCAGCTGCAGTCGGGGCTTTTGGGGTGCCGGTAAACGTCGGGCTGGCTTTTTGCGCATATTGCGTATGCGGATCAGCTGCAGCAAGATGCGCCGCCATCAGCTCATCTACATACACCTTCAGTTCCAGCACCTTGTCATCCACATATTTGCGGGTAGCCAGCACTACGGACGGGTCAATTTTCAGCGTAATGTTATCGGTGCTGCTGGTAATCAGTACCATGCGCACTGTCTGCGTGCGGCCGCTTCCCTCTGCCAGCTGCGGCTTATAGCTCTCCGGGCAGTTCCCCACTGCGATCAGCGCGCCCGTTTCATCAAACAGCCCAACCTCACGAATCCACCAACCGCCCTCCGTTTCAGGAATCACCTGCTCAGCAATAATCTGGCTGCTGTTCTGCGGATCGATGTAAAGCATGTTCAGGTCAGCGCGCCGCTTTTCGGAAACCAGCTTCGTCTGTTGTGCGCTGGGAGTTGGAAGCACGCCGCCGCCATCCCCCACCGCCATCTGGGTAATTTTCAGCGGCACACCGAGCGCGGCAGCGCTTGCCAGTTTCGCCGCGCCAATATCCGTCAGCAGGGTATAAAATTTTGCGCTCATGGGTTCACTCTCATTGTGTCGATAACATGGACGGCGCCGCCCTCGTAGGCAGTGCCACCGGAAATGATGGTTTCGTTGATATACGGGTAAATCGTGATTTCTTCGCCGGTGTAAGTGGCAGCTCCCACAAAATATGGTCCGCTCGTCTGCAGGTTTATGGACATGCCGATCAGATGCCGGCTGCAGGGTTTGGCGTCACCAATCAGGCGCTCCAGCTCCAGATAGGTTTCCTCTGTTATGCCCTGGTCCTGCACCCCAATATCCAGGCGAAACGTGCCCGGCGCCTCGCCGGTCTGCCACCATTCAATGATGCGGATCAGAAAGCCGAACGGCTCCACCACACGCCGCACCGCGCTGGTTGTGCCCTTGTGCTGATGGATATAGAACGCATCCTGCACCACACGGCGCTTCACGCTCTCCGCCCATCCTTCGTCCCAGCGATCAACCGAAAAGGCCCACGCCAGATACGGCAGAAACTTGACCGGGCATGTTGCCGGGTTCCATAAATCCCGCAGCGGCACCTGCAGATCGGAAATGCCGCTGCAGGTCTGCGCCAGGCGGCGCTCAAGCGGCGATGAACCAGGAGGAAGCAGACTATTCATCCGTTCCCCCGTTGGTTACGCTCCATTCCGTACATGAAGCGGCTTGTGTCTTATCCAGCACTACATCAGCGAGCGGCGAGGCCAGCTCAACACGCTGCACACCTTCAACATGCAGCGCGGCATAAATAGCACTGCGGCGAATATCACGCCCCAGCCTCGTCTGGCTGGCGATATATTTCTGCAGGCTGGCTTTTGCCGCCTCCATCACCGGCTCAGCTTCTGGCCCCGGGTAAAGAAAGATCGTCGCATCCACGCTGTACGGAATGATTTCAGCGCTGCGCACCGTCAGACGGTCAGCAACCGGCCGCACGTTCTCACTGTTAAGCGCCTGTTCAACCACAGCCAGCAGATCCGCCGCAGCCGTTCCGTCGCCCTCACGGCTCAGCACGGTAAGCACCACCTCAGCCGGGGCCGGGCTGGTTGCGCTGGCGTCAGCCACTCGCCCGTCAGCGCTTTTAGCGTGAAACTCGTAAGCTCCCGTTGGGCCTGCAACTGACAGCCCTTCAAAAGCTGCAGGAACACGCTGACGCAGAGCCTCATCACTTTCCATCACGGCAGCAACCGGCGGTACCGCGTCGTTATCTGCAGGAATAACCGTCAGACGTTTTACGTTGCAGTTACCGGCCAGCTGATCGAGATCACTCCCCATGGAATAAGCCACCATGACCGCCTGCGCCGCCTCGTTAATGCGCTGACGCAGGAGGATTTCACGATACGCATTTTCCTGCAGGAGCTTGGTCACGGGTTCAGACTCCAGCTCAAGCGTGCGCCTTACCGCGTCCTGCTCGTCTGCCGGATAAAGGGCTACAAACGCGGCTTTCCGTTCGTTTAGCAGCGTTTCAAAATCCGGCACATCCACTATCTGCGGGGCGGGCAGCTGGGAAAGGTCAATGACTGCCATTGTCTGCTCCTGTTGATACCGAAAGAGAAACAGGCGCGCCGTTATCACGCTGCCCGGTAAGCTCAACCACCATCGAACCATCAAAACTGCTGTTTATGGTGATGGAATCCAGGGTAAGCCGTGGCTCCCAGCGACTCAGAGCCACATAGACCGCAGACATAACCTGCAGGCGCAGCGCCGGGTTCTGCGGCTGGTCTATCAGTTCAGACAGAAGCGAGCCGTATTCCCGCCGGGCAATGCGGCTCCCCTGCGGAGTCAGCAGAATATCCCGGACCGACTGGCGCAGATGGTACGTGTCGGTAATGGTCCTGCCGTTGCCCTGACTCATGCCGATATAAAGCGTCATACCGGGCCTCCTGATGTATCGCCGCCGGACTTAACGCCGGTATGACCGTGTTTATCGACTACGATCCCGTTAGAACTCATGGCGCCGCCGCCCTGGGTAACGCCACCATTGATCACCACCTCGCTGTTTATGCGCGTGTTGCTTGCTTCCACCACAAATTCCCCCGTTTTCAGGGTTATGTTATCTGCAGCCTCGATCACCATGGATTTGATGCCCCGCACATGCCAGCGGCCGGTCGCAGGTTCATATTCAAACCAGCCACCGTCCGGGTATTCCGTTACGCATCCGTCCACGGAGTCCGACGGCGGCGCGAACTGGTTGGAATAGATCGCAGGTAAGGCAAAAGCGGTTTCCAGATTGCCGCCCATACTCAGCACCACCACCTGCTCATCCGGCGACGGGCACCACCATGTACGGGCACCTCCTGAGCGCAGTGTCAGCCAGTTAATCCAGTTGGTTTCAAGCTCGCCCACTTTCACCCGGCACAGCCAGTTTTCCCGGTCCACTTCGGTTACGGTGCCGGTGCGGATCAGGTTGGTGATAAGGCGCATGATTTCGGTTAGTTGTGCGTTCATAACGAAAGGTTGCCATCAGAGGGAAAAGGGAGGCAGCGTTGGGTTTTGTGCCATCGGTGACACAAATTTCACTCCGACAGCCAGCGCAACAGCGTGTCACGGGTGATGGTTTCCACCTCATCATTCACGCCTAAAAGACGGCGTGCCGGGTACCGGGCCTCCGGGCCGTTGCGTCTGACTCGATCACGCAGACCATAATGGTGAACACGGGCGATGCGCTGGACTTTCCCATCAAACTGCACGCTGGCAGAGTCCGCAGTGGCTGCGGTTTTCAGGTATTTAGTGGTGCGCAATTTGGCGAACATCTGGCGCTTGATGCGCCCCTTTTTACTTCTGGCCGTCACCCGGCGCGCCTCAAAGGCGGTGCCGTCTGGATTGCGCTGCAGCCTGATGTTTTGCTGTTGCGACCGGCGCAGCTCCTGCGCCAGTTGTCGCATCATACGGTTGCGGGCTGCCGGTTCCAGATTCGCCAGCAGGGCCGCCAGCCAGTCATCCACCCTCTGCAGGTCATCCACGTTTCACCGTCCACATTTCTTCGGGTACGTCGGGTTCCGGCACCGCTTCAACGCTCGATACGGTGCCATCTGTGCTGACAATCACGCGCTCCGTGAGCTGCAGATTGAGGCTGAGATCACACAGATCGTTGCTCAGGATATCGACGTCAAAGGTAAAAAGTTTTTCGCGCAGCTCCGGGTTGTTGATGGCGTCCGGTTGATTGGTCATTAACCAGAGCAGCACGGGCGCCATCACTAAATTCTGGTTGCCGCTAAAATCTTCAATCACCACGTTCAGGGTGTAGCGATATTCCCAAGACATTGAACGGGCGCCGGTTGCGACCAGCGAACCGTTATCAACAAAAAGGTGCAGTTTGTCCGGGTTGTCACGGACATACGCCACCGATTTATTCAGGGCGTTGCGTAAGGACTGCGGCTTGTTCACTGTCTCGCTCCTGACACGCTATGATCGTGTCCACTTTGTCGGCACATACTGCCCAGGCGACCTCAGTCTCATCCAGCACCTGGTTCAAATCCCCATTACTGCGCGGCGCGGACCTGTCCAGGCGGCATTGCGTCACTTTTGGACAACCACTCACGGTAAGCTGCACCTCCGGCGAGGGCCGGGCGGTCCCGCAGCCGGATAATGTCAGCAGGCAAAGGAGTGTCAGCCCAGCGGCGTAAATCCTCGTTTTCACGTTTTAGCTCCTCGATCCGGCGCTGGCGGCTCCGCAACAGCGCGGAAGTCTCCTCCGCTGCAGCATAAAGTTGCATCTGCGCCCGGCTGTTGGTTTCAGTAAGAATGGACAGGCTGATGAGCTGGCTGTTTTTCTTCGCCAGCTCCTGCTTGTTATTTTTAAGCGCCTCAGCCTGCGTCCCGATGGTGTGACCGGCATTGTTAAGCCGCCATGACTGCCAGCCCAGCAATGTCAGCACCAGAGCCAGGATCACCGCCAGCGCGCGCGTCATGCCCCTGCCCCTTTAAGACACCAGGCAAGCTCACGGGCGCGCCTGTTTTCCAGCCCTTTACTCCTTTGACCATTTACATAAATCCAGCGAGGGAGCTGGTTGCACGCCTGCCACCATTGCTGGCGATTGATGTAAGAAACCATTGTTGACCGGCAGATTGCCCCCGTTCCGACATTAAAGCCGATACTGATCAGGGCATCGTAAACATGCTGAGGTGGCTTAACCTGCAGGCAGGCTTCAATCCTTTTTTCCGTCAGCAACACGTTATTAATCAGCCCCTGCGCGGCCTGTCGCTCCGTTATGGTTTTGCCCGGCACTACCCCGGACGTATTGCCGATCCCGTCAGTCCAGACCCCGGCGCTGCACTGGTACGGCTGCAGGCGGCACCCTTCGAAATCAGCAATCAGTTTCAGCCCCTCGACGGAAGTATGAAGCGACTGAAAGCCCGGCAGCGTGGCGGCAATCGCCAGCACCGCGCCAACCAGGCAACGCTTAACGATTGAAGGACTCATATTCCCCCCTGGATATTCTGCCGTCTCGCAGCAGCTGGTAGGCTTTCCAGCGTAAATAACAGGTCACCGCTGCAGTAATAATCCCCAGCGCAAGACCGGTAATGGTCGATACATCCTTAAGAGACAAATCGCCGAGCCATGCCAGAAGCAGGGCAACGCAGTAAGTGATAAAGGCGCTGATTCGTTCAAGCGTCATAGCTCAGTCCCATAACTGGACAGTCTGCGCAGTGGTTGACGCCGTGATATCCGGCAGCTCCACCTGCAGCCCGTGCGGTAAAAAGGGGCCATATTCAGCCAGCCCCGGATTCGCCTGCAGCACCTGTTCAGTGACTCCCTGCGTGCGCCCGTAATGGCGCCAGCAGAGTGCGTCCACCGTGTCATACTGATGCGCACGCACTTTCATCAAATCAGCTCCACCGTCATATGCGGCATATCGCGCAGGCGGGACTCCGCCCAGCGCACATCGCGCCACAGCTCGCCTAAGGTTGTTTCGATATCTTCGGCTTTCTTGCTTCCGTCGCCGGTTGCGTCAAAATCGCGATAGCGCTCAACCAGGTTTGCTTTTGCCCAGCAAAACACCGCACGGCGATACAGCATGAGCCGCTGGCTTTCGCCGTCGATCACATCTGCAGGGACGTCGGCCAGGCTCGCATACCCCTGCGCCCGTTGTTTCTCGCGGAACTCATAAAGATCGGCGTTAACTTCAGCAATCGCTGTCAGCAACGCCAGACGCAGGCGCGGATCGGTGACACTCCCATCCATGCGCATATCACGGCGGAACTCTGAAACCCTGACATCAGGCCAGAAACTGGTGTTTTTAATAACGTCCTGGGTACTTTCCCCGGCCTGTTCCGGCGAAACGAATTGCATATTTCTGGCACTCCCAAATAGTTGGGCGGTGGACGGGGTTTTGACGCGGCATAAAGCCTGTCGCCACCCCGTGCCGCCCCGCGCGTTGGCACGATTCGTTAAGCCGACATTGCCTGTCGCAATCGGCTTTCAAGCTTGTTGATTTCGGTTTTGACGCCAGAACTGTTATCCAGCTGCAGGGCACGCTTCAGATGGTTAAGTGCCGCCACTGCCTGATCGTTATCCCGCAGCGCGTAGCCCATCGCCTTATGAAGTCGGGCGCGGGACTGATCCGGCATATCCTGACCTTCAACGATATCGAGCACCTGGGTAAGAATGGCGGCACTGAATGATTCACCGGCAGAAAAAGCGCGCATTGCCGCGTCGGCAAACTCTTCGGCAACAGCGGTCCCGCAGGTCCGGTTGAAGCGCTGCGGCAGGACCCAGCCGTGTTTGATGGCATGACGGGCAATGTCCAGCGCGCCGGTATAGTCTCCGGCATCAATGCGCCAGATCATGACGTACATCGCCACGTCGTCCTGGCCTGACGCGTCAGCATCCAGCAAACCGGCAATCCATGAGGCATAAGCGGGAAGAAACTCACGTTTGAGCTGAGCCTTGCGCTCATTTGACTGGACGGTTTTAAGGCGCCTGCGGTGTTCTGTCAGCTGTAACAGCATCTGGTTATAACCCGTCATACTGGCTTTACTGCCGCCCTGCCGGGCGGCATCCTGTGCCTGTACATACTGAGTGTGAGCACGGAACGGATTCATTTATCACGCTCCGGCGCCAGTGCCGCCCGTATTCTGAGCATCAAGCGCGCCCTGCACTGCTGCAGCAACGATGGTCTGAATATTTTCAGCCGTCAGCGCCGCGCCCGGATTGCCGTCTGCCTGCGCTGGTAACATCTCGATGTTCTCAACCAGGCAAACGCCATCGTAATCTTCGACAACATACGCCTCGTTAACGGATTCGTAGTTCTCCACGCGGTCACGCTTCGGATTATCGATAACTGAACGACGACGGGTACCGGCTTGCCAGTAAATAGACAGGTTATCCAGACGGGTGATCAGCATGGCGTTAGCCGGGAAGAACGGCGCGCGAACGGCCGGGAGGTTGCCGATACGCTTCTGGCTGATGATGAGATCGGCCGCCATCGCTTCGCTGTTTGGCTGGTCGCGGTTGACGATCGGGAAATATTTATCCGCCAGCAACTGGCGCCCGACGATAACCACAAGCTCTGTATCTTCCTGATACCACGGCGCGATTTTCTCATTCACGGCGCCCATAACCAGCGCGTCCAGATTCAGGAAATCGCCGCCTTTACCGACACGGATAGTCTGAGAAATCACCTCGCCCTCGGACACAATTTTGTCCAGAACCTGAACGGGTTTCTCCTGGCGGATTTTCTCCAGCCAGCCGATATTCACATCCTGCAGCAGCGGATAGGTCTTGCGGTCTGACGTTTTTTCACGCTTCACGCCGTTGAAGCCGATCATGATGCGGTCAAGCGCCTGGCGAATAATGATGGCGTCACGGATGCGCGTCTGGAAGTCCTGGAATTTAGCCCACAAATCCAGTTTTGCATAAGGCAGCGCCGTATCAGAGTTAGTCTGGGTACACTTGTACCCTTCACCGTCGATGTAGGTCGGATCAACGGGTTCACGGTCTTTCTGGGTGGTATCAGTATTACCGGCGATACTGGCGCCAATCCCCAGCCCCAGACGTTCGCCGGACTGCTCATCAACCGGGATAATGTTGATTTTCTGCAGGAACGAGGAAGACTCCTGGATTTTCGTTTCCAGCGTCTGCGCAACGGATGGCTCTGCCGTATATTTTGAGGTGATACCGCTCACAGGCACGCCATTGAGTGTGGCGAGCTGCGTCAGATAGCCGTTGAATTTAAAACGTGTCTCTTTTTTCATTGTGCTTTTGCTCCGTCAGCAATCGGTGGTTTGTTCTGCGCCGTTATTGCCGGTCGCATTAGGGCGGCGTTCGCTGCGGCTGTCCTGAGTGGAAAGCTGCTCACGCAGGGTGGAGAGTGCGTTGGTTGTCTCATCAACAACTTTCTGCATATCGCTCAGCTTGTTGCTGAAATCGGTTTGATGGGTGCTGACCTGCTCCGCCAGCGTCTGATGCTCACGCGCGATGGTTTCAACAGCCTGATTCACATCAGCAAAGCGGGCGTTATCATCGGCGCCTTTGCGGGACAGCAGCTCTTTCACGCGGGTAAACAGGCTGGTTTTTTCCGGCACGTCCTCAAACTCGATGAGCGTTTCAACAGCAGCGGTAAACAGGTTGTCTTTGTCCAGCTTGCGGCGCGCCAGGGGGTTATGTTCTGCGCTGGCGCTGAACTGCAGCATTTCAGTGCCGAGGCTTGCCGGATCGTCAGTAATCGCCAGGCCAACCAGATAAGCAGAGCCGGTATCGGCAAAGCTGGTGTTAACTTCCATTGAGGTGAAAAGCTTCTGCCAGTTGCTGGTCATCGTGACCAGATCGTCAGTCGGGGCAATCCAGCCATACAGCGCCATTTTCCCGGACAATGCCCCTTCGGTAATTTCTTCCGCTTCCAGCTTTTCCACCATGCCAAAACGACGGAAGGGCCCATCAGGAGTAAAGCCCTTGATGTGCTCCATATTGATCAGCGCGGTGTATACCTGCGGGTTATAGCTCGCTGCCATCTGGGTGAGCCATTCACGCTCAATAACGCGCCCGTCAGTAGTGGCCCCTTCGACCCCAATACGAAAACGCTTAGATTTTTTTGCCATCGGTCCGGCTCCGGTTAGTTAGTTCGTAACACGTTCAGAGCCTTATGTTTGCGGTGATGGGCGCGTGTAAACAACGCGTTGGGCTTGTGCGAACTCCCACACAATGCGAAGCCGGGGAAAGTGCTGATTTGAGGCCGTATGTTTGTGCCATGACAACACTGACCCCCGCAGACCTCGATCCCCGTCGTCAGGCAATGCTGATGTACTTTCAGGGATACCGCGTAGCCCGCATTGCTGAAATGCTGGGCGAGAAAGTTGCAACCGTTCACAGCTGGAAAAAACGCGATAAGTGGGGCGAATATGGCCCACTGGATCAGATGCAGCTCACCACCGCCGCACGTTACTGCCAGCTCGTCATGAAGGAGCAGAAGGAAGGAAAGGATTTTAAAGAAATTGACCTTCTGGCGCGTCAGTCAGAACGACAGGCCAGGATCGGCAAATTCAACAACGGCGGGAATGAAGCAGACCTGAATCCGAACGTGGCGAACCGCAATAAAGGTCCGCGCAAGCCGCCGGAAAAAAACCTGTTTACCGACGAGCAGATCGAAAAGCTGGAAGAGATTTTCCGCGCCGGTATGTTCGAGTACCAGCGCCACTGGTGGGACGCTGGCATCAAGCACCGTATCCGCAACCTCTTAAAGTCACGCCAGATCGGTGCAACCTACTATTTCGCCCGTGAAGCGTTGATAGACGCGCTCACCACGGGGCGAAATCAAATCTTTCTGTCAGCGAGTAAAGCGCAGGCGCACGTTTTTAAACAGTACATCATCGACTTCGCAAAAGAGGTGGACGTTGAACTGAAAGGCGATCCGATGGTGCTGCCTAACGGCGCGTGTCTTTACTTCCTCGGTACAAATGCCCGTACCGCGCAGAGCTATCACGGCAATCTGTATCTTGATGAGTATTTCTGGATACCGAAATTCCAGGAGCTGCGCAAGGTGGCCTCCGGTATGGCGCTGCATAAAAAATGGCGTCAGACCTATTTCTCAACACCTTCCAGCCTGACGCACAGCGCCTACCCGTTCTGGTCTGGTGCCCTGTTCAATAAAGGGCGCCCGAAAGCCGACAGGGTAGAATTTGACCTCTCTCACAGCAGCCTGGCGCACGGCGTTTTATGCCCTGACGGCCAGTACCGCCAGATAGTCACCATTGAAGATGCCGTAAACGGCGGGTGTAACCTTTTCGACCTGGACCAGCTGCGCCTGGAGTACAGCCCGGACGAATACAACAACCTGCTGATGTGTCAGTTTGTTGACGACCTGGCGTCCGTGTTCCCGCTGGCGTTGCTGCAGTCCTGCATGGTTGACAGCTGGGACGTGTGGGACGATTTCGAACCGCTTTTACTGCGTCCGTTTGCATACCACCCTGTCTGGATCGGCTATGACCCGGCAAAAGGAACGCAGAACGGTGACAGCGCCGGTTGCGTGGTCATTGCGCCTCCCGTCGTCCCCGGCGGTAAATTCCGCATCCTTGAGCGTCACCAGTGGCGCGGGATGGACTTTCGCGCCCAGGCCTCAGCGATTGAGGAAATCACCAGACGCTACAACGTGACCTACATCGGCATTGACTCGACCGGCGTTGGCGATGGTGTTTACAAAACGGTTAAGCAGTTCTTCCCTGCCGCGCGTGAGTTTGTCTACAACCCGACCGTAAAAAATGCCCTGGTCCTTAAAGCCTACGACATCATCAGCGGGCGTCGTCTGGAGTTTGACGCGGGGATGCTGGATATCGCGCAGTCCTTTATGTCCATTCGCCGTTCAACCACCGCCAGCGGCAACCGGCCAACCTACGAAGCAGCCCGCACAGAGGAAGCCAGCCACGCAGATTTAGCCTGGGCAACCATGCACGCACTTTATAACGAACCACTGGCAGGAGCTTCCGCCAGTACCAGCAACATCGTGGAGATTTTTTAATGGCTAACCGCAAAAAGCGCAGCAAGGCACCACACGGCCAGACCACCGCCGATACGGCCAGCATGGTCAGTAATGCACATGCGGAGGCGTTTACATTTGGCGATCCGATCCCCGTGATGGACCGCCGGGAGTTATTTGATTACCTGGAGTGCGTGCAGGTAGACCGCTGGTACGAACCTCCGATCAGCATGGATGGCCTGGCGCGAACTTACCGCGCCGCCGTGCATCACTCCAGCGCCATACAGGTAAAACGCAATATTCTTACCAGTACCTACATCCCTCACCGCTGGCTGTCTAAACAAGCCTTTTCCCGGTTCGCCCAGGACTTTCTGGTATTTGGTAATGCGTATCTTGAAAAACGCTTAAACCGGTTAGGCCAGATCATGGAGCTGCGCGCCTCGCTTGCCAAATACACCCGCCGTGGCATTGACCCGGACACCTACTGGTTTGCACAGTATGGCTGCAACTCACAGCCCTATCAGTTCGATGAGGGTAGCGTGTTTCACCTGATGGAACCCGACGTTAACCAGGAGCTTTACGGGATGCCGGAATACCTCTCAGCCATTCCTTCCGCCCTTCTGAATGAATCGGCCACGCTGTTTCGCCGTAAGTATTACCTCAATGGGAGCCATGCTGGTTTTATCATGTACATGAGCGATCCCGCCGCCGACCAGAACGACGTCAACAACATACGCGAAGCGCTAAAAAAATCGAAAGGGCCGGGCAATTTCCGCAACCTGTTTATGTACAGCCCGAACGGGAAGAAGGACGGAATCCAGATCATCCCGCTGTCAGAAGTCGCCGCGAAAGATGAATTTCTTAACATCAAAAATGTGAGCCGTGATGACATGCTGGCTGCTCATCGAGTACCGCCGCAGCTGATGGGGATTATTCCAACGAATACCGGCGGATTCGGTGATGTTGAAAAAGCGGCACGCGTTTTCGTACGCAATGAACTAATTCCATTACAGAAACAATTTCAGGAGTTGAATAGCTGGCTTGGAGAAAATGTAATTCGATTTGAAGCCTATTCTCTCGATGAAAACGATGCTTAGCAAAAAGGCGCCAAAAGCGCCTTTTTCACATAAATTTTCATCAGGGTCTTGATAGTTGCCAATGCTGTTCTATAGATAGCAGTACCGCTGGCAATTCCCTTAGTTGATTTAAAAATCCTTCAATCACATGGTCATGGCTGCGGCCATGACCTATACAAGTACGCAGCGCACTGTCAACTCTGAATTCTCCCTGAAAAGCTATTGTTGCTTTCTCATTGACATGCTCTAGGGTTAACTCATTGATTAGAAAGCATATAACTTGTTCTAAGCAGACAAAGCGATTATGTAACGCAGCCTCTTCAATGAAACCCGTTTCTGCTATCGCTTTCAAAAAGCGTTTATCACCAGATAGTAACAAATCATGATGATTCAATAACCCTTGAACCAAGCGCATTTCACCTTCATCAAGGTTATCAAAATCGTTTTGTAATGAGATCAGCCTTGGGTCCGTTATGATCTCTCCAAATAGTGAAAAAACGCCTTGTCCAAGACAATCATTTACGCGTTCTATTGCCTCGGTACCATAGCGCCGAATCGCAGCCTTTCCCCGTAGTTGATATACGATCGTATCTAAAACAAATAGTTGGCCAAAATTTCTAGTAAGTAATTTGCAACCTTCAGAAAGTAGGTCGAGTTGGGCCAATTTCAGTACTACATCATTATCAAGTAATACAGCCACTGGCACTACACCTCGATGTTGTTCATTCTGCAAAGCATTTCGAACTTATCTTCGGAAACCTTCTCTTCATCTACAAATGCAAGAAAGGTACGTTTAGCTTGGTCAGGCCATGCCAATTCAGGACCAGGATAGAGTAGGTTCAATGCACTGGCACATACTGCATAAAAATTTTTCCCCGTGCGAGTGGTCATCGTTTTAGCGTAATTTAGTGCTATATGGCCTGGGTCTACCTGATTTTGACGTGCAATGCGCATGGCTCCATCAGCTAAAACGTCAGCACTAACCCTATATTGGCTATAAAACGATGCATCAGGTCGCCCATTCAACAACTCAATAGCGAAACTGTTAGCTTCTCTTTCGAGTGGATTGTCGACATCATCTTCGTTGATTTTCTCATCAATCAGCAGCGAATTACGATCAAGATGTCCGCAAGCAATATGACCTAATTCATGCGCTAAACTAAATAAAAGAGCACTTGCGTGCTTGTGCTTTTTTGTTAACGCAATGACTGGGCGATCAGATACTTTGATAGCAACAGCATCCATCTTTTTCTTGGCTGGGATTTCTGGCATGTACAGTACCGGTATTCCCATCGACCAAGAAAACTCTAAAAGAGCAAGATAGTCTACCCAAGGCTTGCCGCTGGATAATATTGAACCTCTAATTTCACCCGCAGTTGGAAGCCCTTGATAATCATTTTTTGCAACAGCGGCCGCAATTTTTGCCATCCCATCTACAACAGCCGTTGCAGCCTGAAGCTCCTGTACAGGTTTGTTCGCTGCATGTTTGTACCTACGTACTGAATCATTAAATTCCAGGGGTACAGAAGGATTTATGACGGTGTTGAGATCCAGATTAGCAAATTTCGCCAATCCTAAAATTACTTGCTGGCTGATACTCGGAGATTGGTTCAACGAGTCATCCCACCAATCAGGCAAAAGCTTCGCTAAGCCGTCAGCCAGCCGCCCATCAAGGGTTCTGACACGACTAAGGAAAGCATTAAGAGGTTTTTGATGGATAGTTACAGTCATCTCCGCCCCTCCTTATATTGTTAATTTTGATGGTTGATTTCTATCCACAGTATAACCTGCGCATTTATGCTTCACACGCAATTTCTTATGACCCTACACCCTAAAACGCGCGCTCGTAGCCCCGCCACGCCTGCCCGCTTTGTGTAGTGGTTTTCATGCACCTGCATGACATAAGCAAAAGCCCGCCAGTTCTGGCGGGCCTGAGCAAAAACGATCCTCAAACGATCATGCGATTTCATGCGGCATAGACGTGCACAACAGCACTAACGCCTCGCGTGGCTCGTTGTTCAACCTTGCGGACGGTAAAAACCAGTTTTATCGTCCGCAACGTTCGCTAGTGTAACCAGCTGTCATCCTCCCAGACCTGCTGCATTATTTCCATCACTCGCTTTTTGTCTTCATCCAGTTTTAACCCGCTCAGCTCAACGCCGTTGGCGCTGCCCTTACGGATACGAATTGCTGTTTTGGGATACAGAGGGCGCAAATTACGGTAAAGCTCGGATTCAAGGGCGTCCAGTGTAGCCTGGCTAATCTTCTGCTCTTTATCGATCATTATTTCAATGCGCATACAGATTCCCCTTAACTGGTTACATCCATTGACCGGCAGTATTCATGGCTGCGGATTTTCGCCATCAACTCGTCGGTCAGTTCGGACACCCACTGGATAGCCAGTCGCTTTTCTTCGTCGCTGCACTCACTAGCCGCTACAAGCTTGATAAAAAAATCAATGCGCTGGAGCTTCAACGACTCCAAAAGATAATCCTGCATTTTCCCTCCTATCACTACCACGGACATACAAATACTGTATATATATCCACTGTTTATAATTACAGTATAGTAGGAATTTGCGAATGTAAACCGTTTTTTATCTGTCAATTAGATCGCTCTGATGCGGATCAATAAGAGCAAGAATTGTTAAATCCTTGGCATCAGTACCACTGACGCCATTTGTCATCTTCCTGCAGGCGGTAGTTGCGGTAAAAAATACGCAGCCCGCCACCTGACGGAATACTGCCGCCGCGCAGAAGCAGGTCAATCTCTGACTCGCTACCATCGAACCCTCTTGAACTCAGCTCTGCCTCAAGCTGCAGGCGCTGCTGATCCGAAATATTCTGTTTGTATGCTTTTTTCCGCTTCGGTTTTACCAGCCTTAACCTGGCTGTCAGCTCCCGCCGTTCCTTCTGACCCATGTTGTGGAGATATTCCTGCAACTCCTTCTCATCCATGGTTTTAATATCGGGTAAATCACCCCCTGATTTGTTCAGATTTTCAACAGGGGGACAGTTATTGCCACGAGTCCAAGGGGCGCAAGCGCCCTGGTCGGCTTCCGCCTCCTGAACGTCAACGGCCTTGCGAACCTTTTTCCACTTCACCGCGTGCGTGCAAATCTTGCCCTCTGCAATCGGGGACCAGATACCATAGATACGGATACCGTGATCGCCGTAGGCGCTCGGTTCGTCGTTAAGCTCATAAGCTGTGCGGACAAGGTGATGTTTGCGGGGAACCAGCACACCGCCCTGCTTCATGATGTAGGTGGCAAAGCAGCCCGCATCAGCTGCCGCCAGCACCGCATCCAGACGCGGGTTATCCAGTACTGGTGCGCCCGCTTTGCGTTCACCCTGCACTCTCGCCGCCTGACCAGCCAGCAAGCGCAGCTCTCGGTATGCCTGACGCCCCGGAATACCAAAGAAACGGAACTGCTGGACACGATGCAGTGACGCCCAGGCGCTGACATGCTCGGCGCTGTCACGCAGTGATCTGCCGGTTTCTTTGCTGATTTCTTTAGCCAGCCCCCGCCCGTCAATGTTCTTGCTGATGTATTTGGCAATGTAGCTGGTCGGCGTGCCCTTGCGCGGGTTGATTAGCTCGGACTTGAAGCGCGGCCCCGTATTGGTGCCCAGCTCCTCGCGGTCTTCACGGATGGCAAACTTGCGCAGCATCGCAGTGATGGAACGGCGGTCTTTTTTGCGCATGAAGCACAGAAGATGCCAGTGCACGGTGCCGTCATGGTGCGGCTCTGCCACGCGGACGCCATACCAGCGCAGCCCGGCCTTGTGCATGGCCTTGCGGAAAGCGGCGAATGTATCAACCAGATAGTCACTGCTCTGCCTGACAGTGGCACTGGTCCACTTCGGATTAGGTCTGCCGTTGTTAAGGGTTGCGTGGAAGCGTGACGGGCAGGTGATGGTATAAAACACCGCACAGTCTCCGCGCATTTCCGCGATCAGCTCCAGCCCCTTAACACAGGCCATCATTTCATTACGGCGGTGTGCCGGGTTGCTGTTGCTGGCGTTCACCACGTCTTCCATGTCCAGCGTATCGCCGTCTTCATTGATCAGCTCATGCGAGCGGAAGAACTCCAGCGATTTGCGGCGCTGCTCGCGTTTGTGGATCACGGCTTCATAGCTGACATACGGGGACGCTTTTTTGTTGACCAGGCAGACAGCGCGCAGCTGTTCTTCCCGCCATTCACACCGCATCCGCCACAGCTTGCGATACCACCAGTCCGCGCAAAGCATACGGGCAAGCGAGCCCGGAATAAGCTCGTATGGGACCGGCTTACGGCGGTGCTTTTTACGGCGCAGCTGCTCGAAAGCAGGCGGGATAATATCAAGGCGCATGGCCTCAGCGGCCACCCTTTCCCATGACCGGCGGATCTCTTCCGGCGTAACGTTTTCATCCGTAAACAGCTCACCGCAGGCAGCATCCAGACACATGCTCATGTGTGCCGCCACCAGGGTAGATAACCGCTTGACCTGCTCCTGGAACATTTCCGGCAGGACCAGCAGGCCCTCCAGCCCGTCGTGGCTTGCCATAAAACGGAACGAGGCAGAAACCTGGCTGGTACGCACGCGCTCCAGGCGTTCAAGGCACGCCCTGATAGTTTCACGCAGATAGCGGGAATATGCCTTCGGCTTGCCCAGGCCCTCGAAATATTTAATCCGTTCAAGCAGCGGCTTACTGATATGCGCCGGTTGGGCGCTCACGTCAGCAACGATGACCAGATCGGGGTTGAATTTCTGCTGCTCGCGGGCCATTTTGGCGCGGCTTATCAGCTGATCCTGCTCCATTTCTCGCTGAACAGGATCACGGGATTCATTGTAGAAATAGCGTTCCCAGACCTCATTACTCAGGGCCTCGCGGCGCAGCTGCTCCTGCTCGTTATCCGCAACATAGAGAGTAATCAGGCTTGAAAGCGCAGAAACCGGCGCTTCTTCCGCCGGGTCCATGTAGGGGTTAATCGCCTTTTTAGGTACATTCCAGGCAAAAGCAGCGGCAGAATCTTCTGCACCGCCGTGCTTTTCAACTTCGTGATGACTCACGCGCGCACCTCATGCACGACCGAGTAATCAGGGCCGCCAGCTGGATCAAAGCCAGCCCATACTTTCGGTTTGAGTACAGCAATCAGTTCGTCTGCGGTTTTCCCTTCGCCTGCAGCAATACCAATGCTGCGTTTTACGTTAATACGGTTATGAGTGAAATTGCGATACAGGGAACGAGTCAGGAAAGTGTCGCTGTTCGAAACGATGACCGGATGGCCTTCTGATGCACGGCGCTCAAGAATAGAGGCCAGATGATACTGATCGTCCTCAGTAAAACCGGCAGTGTGATAGCCACTGAAAGTACCGTCATAAGGCGGATCGCAATAAATAACATCCCCAGGCACTAATAATGCCAAAGTTTCGTCATAGCTGGCGCAAATGAACGTGGCGCGGGTAGCTTTTTCAGCAAAAGCGCGTATTTCATTTTCAGGAAAATACGGTTTTTTATAATTACCGTAAGGGACGTTAAACTCACCCTTTTTGTTATAACGGCAAAGACCACGGTAACAGTGGCGATTTAAGAATAAAAACAGCGGCGCGCGCCATTCAGGGTCTTTATCATGATTGAATGAATCCCGGCTATCATAATAACCATCTTCACTATTGAATATTTTAAACAGATGTTTGGCACGCTCAATAAAATCTGATGCGTTTGTTGCTATCTCCCGATATAGATTTATTAAATCAGGGTTAATATCCGCGACAAGATAATGAGGATAGTCTGTCGCCATCATTACAGCGCATGAACCCGCGAAAGGTTCAACCAGTCGCGGGCCAGCAGGAAGGTGCTTAATCAGTTCCGGCATGATGGCGGTTTTATTTCCCGCCCATTTCAGGATAGTGCTCATACAACACCTCCGTTGTAGTGTTTGCCTTTAAGCTCTGAAATTTCCTGACAGGTGACGCAGCACTGCACGCCCGGAATGGCGCGGCGGCGAGCTGGCGGGATCGGCGCATCGCAATCAATGCAGAGAACACGGGAAACGCCCGGCGTTTTATTTCGGGCGGTGTGGATGTGGCGCTGGCGTTCTTCTTCAACGCGCTGCTGTACAAGGTCCATTGAATCAGCCATCAGTGAATCTCCTGCGCTTCGTTCTGAATCTTCACCGCTTCCTGACGTAGCAGCTCAGCCGCTTCCGTGTGGTTAAGCTGACGTGACACGATACGAGCAGCTAAAGAATCCAGACGTGCAGCCATCACATCTGCGCGTCCCCGGCGTTCTTCTTTGCGTGCCTCAGTCAGCAACAGGTTGAGTCCAGCATCATCTGGTCCGGTTTTAGTGGTACGGGTTTCGATATTTCGCATAGTTGTTTCTCCTGAATTTGGGCAATAAGAAGCCCGGCGGGTTTACGCCATTAATTTCTGTTGTGGATTAATTCGGCATGGTTAGCCGTTTGGGAAATAAGCTCACCACTGCACGAAAATGATTCATTGCTTTCACCAGTTCCCGCTTTTCGTCAGTAGTCAGATCACTAATATTGACGCCGTGACGTTCTGCCGGAATTTTTGCCATATAAAAAATGGCTGCCAGTGCCCGCTCATTCTGTTTATTATTTACGTCGCGTGGATCGCGCATATCTTTAATAAACCTTTCAAGCTCCGGCTCAAGATTCAGACCAAACACTTTAGCCCTCAATTCCGCAATATGGTTCAGTCCGTCCAGGCGTTCACCGGGGCTTAATGGAACAGTCGCCGTAGCGCCTTCAATAGCCATGATTTCCCCTGTTTGGTTGTGGACAGGTCAGCCAGCAGTTCATCCTGAGAGCGGCACGGGTGCCAGCGTTTGCCATCCTTCCCCATGATCCAGCCGTGACCGTAATGCATTGCCGGGCTTTGCTTTATGAGAAGTGACGCGAAAGATGGTTCTTTAGTCAGCATAACCACCTCAGATCAGACCGAACGAAGCGCCGAGGCCCGTCACGGTATCCACCGCGCTTGCCATCGCCGGGTTGGCCTGTAAACGCGCCTGCATCGAAACGGCAGCCAGTGCCATCAGACGAGTAACAGAGTTAATGCTGCTGATAACATCGCGGCGGCCTGCGGTGGTTTTCACATCACCCGATACGGCACCGGCAGCAACACGTCCGATTTCAGCAGTAGCGCTCATGACGTAATGCGGCAGCTTCTCTTTTGCCACTTCGTTCATCGGCACGCATGGCAGGCAGTGAATCTGGGCCAGAAAACCGTCAACCAGCGTGGAGTCCTCAGTAAGATCGGTAAGCAGCCAGATTTCCGACGGCGTGAGCTGATGCGGTTGCTCCGGGTTCAGTTTGTTACGCAGCGTCTGGACGTTCATCCCCGCACGTTCTGCAAGCTTCGCCATGTTGTGACGCAGCGCAAAAGCCCGGCAGGCTTCGTCAAAATGCGGATGTTTGGAAACACGATAATCAAACATGATGTAAATCCTTTTCTATCCCAAAATGGAACTATCAGGCTTGCATTGCGACTTCGCAGCCTTGGGCCGCTTCCATCGTCAACGCGAACATGTTGATTTCGATAAGGCTGTTAACTCCGGCTTTTTTCCTGATAGGCAGGCGGTTTTCCCGGATCATTTGACGGGCATAGCTTGGCTTATAACCAGTACGGCGACAGAACTCATCCAGTGTGATGAATGGCTCAGATACCACAAGGTTGATGCTGGGGCGCATTGAAAAATTGCTTTTCATGATGCACTATTCCTCAGTTTGTGTTTAAAAACTTCACTATTCGGAACTATTCGCAATCATTCCGAACACCACAAAACCGATGATAGGATCGCATTTTAAATATGTCAAACACAAAAGAGACCCTTTCCGCGATCTCAAAATACAACTTTCCATCTCAAAGTGGTGGAAAGGAAGCGATAACACGTATCCTCCAGGCCTATGGATTCAGTACCAGACAGGCTTTGTGCGATCACCTTGGGGTATCCCAGAGCACTATGGCAAACCGTTGGATGCGCGATACTTTTCCACATGATTGGCTCATTGCCTGCCATCTTGATACAGGTGCATCTATGCTTTGGTTAACTACAGGACAAGGCTTGCCCACAACAAAAGCAGATAGCGACAGTGGATTGCCTTTGCAATTAAAAGAAATCTCAAACGGGATTTTTTCATCCTCTGACCAAGTTCGCTACGACTCTCGCCTTTTACCTCAAGACACAACTGCCCCATTCATTGTGAAGTTTGAAAATTCGTTCTATCTAGTGGACGAGTTCAGGGGAGAGATCAACGATGGAATCTGGTTGATTGAAATAGATGGCTTTATGAGTATCAGACAGGTTTACCGTCTTCCAGGCGGACGTTTACGCGTAGAAAATGGCCCCGCATCCTTTGAGTGCACACCATCGGATATTGAAGCCAATGGCAGAGTGATCAGCAAAATAACGTTTACTGAATAAGGAATATTGGTATGACTCAATTTAGCGCTTTCAACTATACACACAATAGAGATAAAGCCATCGCTAACTTAATCAACCTAATTGAAGGGATGACCTGTGACGGGAAACTAAGTGAAAAAGAAATGATTTTCCTTGATACGTGGCTGATGGAATCAGACGTTCTTTCCCAAAATTATTTCGTAAACTGCATCAGAAATAAAATAAGTGAAATCCTTTCGGATGGTGTAGTTGAAAAAGCTGAATTAGACGAATTGAAAGACCTGCTCCATGAAATGCAACGCGGATTGATGGATACTCCTAACATAGACCTTTACTCAGCTGACTCTGACAAGCATTTGCTAGAGGGTCTATGTAAGGGGCTTGCTTCCGACTATCATTTGAGCGATGAAGAAATCAGCTATTTAAACTGGTTCTTATCTACAAATGCAGCTTTAAAAAGCAACTATCCCGGCAAACATCTTTACGAACTGGTTCAATCAATCCTGAGTGATGGGGTGATCACAGACGAAGAACGCACAAAATTATTACAAGAAATTACTGCTTTCACTGGCTCAAATATTTCTGAGGGTATTGTGGATGGATATTCCACAACATCACCTGTTGACCTAATTGATGAGTTTAACCCTACAGATAGTAAAGTCTGTCTCACTGGTAAGTTTCTATGTGGCTCCCGTAGACAATGTGAAAGTGACCTTTTAAAGCTTGGCTGCCAAATTGTTGATCGTGTTACTCAAGATTTGGACTATCTAATTATTGGTGCCCTCAGCTCTAAGGATTGGAAATTTCAAAGCTTCGGAAGAAAGATAGAACAGGCTATTGATTATCGTGACAATAAAGGAGTTCCGCTCAAAATCCTCAGTGAAGAACACTGGCAAACCTTAATGCGTGATAATAATTCTATATCTCAATAGGCCTGCAGAATGGCAGTAAGCAAATTAAGCAATGGAAAGTGGCAGGCTCAGGTCTTCCCCAACGGTAGGGATGGGCGGCGTATTCGTCGCCAATTCGCCACCAAAGGGGAAGCCATGGCCTTTGAACGCCACATTAAGGATCAAGCACAGGATAAGCCTTGGTTAGGAGAGAAAGCAGATAAGCGACGGGTTACAGACCTTGTTGAAACTTGGTTCAATGCTCATGGAGTTACACTCTCTGATGGCCTCAAGCGTAAGGGGGCGATGGAGTTTGCCTGCTTCGCCATGGGCAACCCTCTTGCAACTGAATTTAACGCCAAGCTTTTTGCAACCTACCGTGAGCAACGTTTAAGCGGGAAAATTACACGTTCTGATCGGGTAAAAGCAGTGACACCCCGCACCGTTAATCTTGAGCTGGCGTATTTCCGCGCCATGTTCAACGAACTGAAAAGGCTGGATGACTGGAGTGCGCCCAATCCGCTCGAAAACGTCCGGGAATTTAAAATTGATGAGGCAGAGCTGGCCTGGCTCACAGTCGAAGAAGTCAAGCAACTGCTGGCAGAGTGTGAGAAAAGTAAAGCGGTAGATTTAGTAACCATCGTCAAAATATGCCTTGCAACCGGCGCACGATGGGGCGAGGCGGAGTCACTAACAGGCAAGCAAATAAGCCCCGGCAAAATCACTTATATCAAAACCAAGGGCAAGAAAAACCGCGCCGTTCCAATAAGTGATGAGCTTTACGAAATACTCCCAAAAGTAAGAACATCAAAACCAGTCTTTACGGGGTGCTATTCTGCGTTTCGTGGGGCAATTAAGCGAGCGGGGATTGAGCTACCTGACGGGCAGCTGTCACACGTTCTACGGCACACATTTGCAAGCCACTTTATGATGCGCGGGGGTAACATTCTTGTACTGCAGCGTATCCTTGGACATACTGATATTAAGGTGACGATGCGCTATGCTCATTTCGCCCCAGACCATCTGACAGAAGCAGTGGAGTACAACCCCTTAAATCTGATTTGATGGCAGCAAAATGGCAGCAAACCTATTCACTATGCTTTCATATTCCCCACTATTCGACGGCGCAAGACGTTGAAATTAAAGTAACTTATTGTTTTATAAGCTTTAAGTTTGGGACTCATAATCGCTTGGTCGCTGGTTCAAGTCCAGCAGGGGCCACCAAATATCAAGGACTTGTGATCTTCACAAGTCTTTTTTTATTTCTAGGATACCCATAGGATACCTAAGAAAAGTATTAGTGGTTATCATTGAGGATTCACGTACAGAAACGTTATAGAAAAAAAGCCACTTACGTGGCTTTTTTAGTTTTACTTCTGCTTTTCTTTGCAGGATGCTTCGCTTTTTCAGATTTCCTTAATCCTTGAAATGAAGTGGCTGGCAACAGCAATGGGCCATACTTTTGACGGGAGGAAAGAGAAATCAGTTGTTCTCTAACACAACCATAAAGCATCGATGCGCCATTGCATACAATCAGCTGCTGCTTCTCTTCCTCAATCTCAGAGAAATCAGATTCGAAAATACCTTCCACTATGAATTTGAACTCATAAGGAAACGTTGATTCTTTCTCTGGTGCGCATCCAACTTCGATTGTCAGCAGAAAACTGCCTCCCTCTTGCGCCTCTGCCAATGTTACTAAAGTGTTAATATTGACATTTTCAAAAGAAGGATACGGGCCTTCAACTACAATATCGTCGTATTCGACATCCCTAGCTTTAACTGAGATTTCCGTGAAATGATAATGCTTAATAGCAATAGGTGATTTCATACCTTCCATGATTAGCTAGCCAACATAAAGTATTCAACGGTATTCTCGGTACGAGGCTTACTAGACTTGGTAGCTTGTTGCTTAGCACCGATGAAGTCGGACCATGCTTTTCTGTTCAAAGAAACTGCAGTCTGCAAAATCACTTCACTCTTATTCAAGTTGGCACATGCCTTCTCATGCAATTCATTAATATTCCTGATGATTTTTGAGGAATACTCAACATAAGAACTTTTTTGCCAAGGTTGCAGCGGCTTCTCTTGATTAGGTTTTCTAAAGACAACATCGAAATCCAAATCGAGGGCATCCAAGAGCACAAAAAGAGTTTTGATCGTAATGTTAGAAGAACCGCTAAGCAACTTGCTCACACGACTAGGTTTCCAATCCAACTTCTCAGCCAGTTCAGCTTGCGTTTTTCCAGAATGAATCAGAGCATTAACAAGATCTACAGCCAGTTCTTGCGCCTTGATTTCAAAACGAAAATCCACATCTGATGAGTCCCATACAGCAGAAAAGTCAATCGGTTTTCTTACGCTTTTCGCTTCGGACATTTTCATATTATTCAATCTCAAATAGTTCTAACTGTTTGTTTTTAATATCATTAAGGTAAATTTTTACTTCAGCCTCTAAGTCTAGCTCTTGCTTTCTTGTTAGCTTATCTTCTCTTTTTACAAGAGCTGAGGTTAAGAGGATGTGACCTGCCCCCAGAGTTAGATACAACCTTCAGTTAGTAATGTCGGTTGGTTTTTCTTCATATTTCCCGTTTCGCCAGCCCGCTGCAAATTCAGCCGGCGTCAGGTAATTCAGTGATGAATGTGGTCGACACTCGTTATAATCCAGTCGCCAGTCATTAATGATCTTCCTGGCGTGAACAATATCGCTGAACCAGTGCTCATTCAGGCATTCATCACGAAAGCGTCCGTTAAAACTCTCAATAAATCCGTTCTGCGTTGGCTTGCCGGGCTGGATAAGTCGCAGCTCCACACCATGCTCAAAAGCCCACTGATCGAGTGCGCGGCAGGTAAACTCCGGGCCCTGATCGGTTCTTATCGTAGCCGGATAGCCGCGAAACAGCGCAATGCTGTCCAGAATACGCGTGACCTGCACGCCTGAAATCCCGAAGGCAACAGTGACCGTCAGGCATTCCTTTGTGAAATCATCCACGCAGGTCAGGCACTTGATCCTGCGACCTGTGGCCAGTGCGTCCATGACGAAATCCATTGACCAGGTCAGATTGGGCGCCATCGGGCGGAGCAGCGGCAGACGTTCTGTTGCCAGCCCTTTACGACGTCGTCTGCGTTTTACACTCAGGCCATTAAGTTGATAGATGCGGTAAACCCGCTTGTGGTTAACGCAAAGACCTTCACGTCGCAGAAGCTGCCAGATACGCCGGTAACCAAAACGGCGGCGTTCAAGTGCCAGCTCTGTGATGCGTAGAGACAGCTGCGCGTCAGCAGCCGGACGCTGAGCCGAATATCGGCAGGTTGACAGGGACAGACCTGCCAGCCCGCAGGCACGACGTTGCGACAGACCCTTAGCCTCGCACATGACTTCCACGGCTTCCCGCTTCTGGTCTGTCGTCAGTACTTTCGCCCAAGAGCCACCTGAAGCGCCTCCTTATCCAGCATGGCTTCAGCAAGCAGCTTCTTGAGTCTGGCGTTCTCTTCCTCAAGCGACTTCAGGCGCTTAACCTCAGGCACCTCCATACCGCCATACTTCTTACGCCATGTGTAAAAGGTGGCGTCGGAAATGGCGTGCTTACGGCAGAGCTCACGGGCAGAAACGCCGGCTTCGGCCTCGCGGAGAATACATATGATCTGTTCGTCGGAAAAACGCTTCTTCATGGGGATGTCCTCATGTGGCTTATGAAGACATTACTAACATCACGGTGTATTAATCAACGGGGAGCAGGTCAGATGACTCTATCTTCTCCGTAATAGAACGTTATGCGTACTGCCTTACCCTTCCAAACTCTCCAAATAGTGTGTTCTTTACCATCATGAGTAAAGGTATGGCAGTCATGACATTGTTTTACATCGTAAAAATCCTTAAACGGTTTTCCCGACGCTGCTATTTGAATCATTTTGACCAAAGCACTTAATGCATCTTTCTGGTCACGAATCTCCATATCAGAAATTTGCTGTAGCAAATTGCATGTATCGCGACTCTCATCGTCACACCTCGCATACAAAGTACGTGCACTAGTGACTTGATGAGGATCTGCTTCTTTGCGCTGCAAAGCAGCGTGATTGATCTTCAAATAATGGGCCATTATGTTAACTTAAAAGTTAAGACTGAGCACGTTTTTTGTCAATAGCACGGGCAGGTTTTAGCAAAAGTCCTAAGCCTAATTGCCACCGCCAGAACAAAACCAAATCGTACAAAGTGTGTAAGAGGTTATTAATGAAATAACTTTAATCAGAAACTTACTCACTTTGAAGCAAAAATAACGTTACATAACCTAAATCAATATAACCTTATGTAAAAAATGACTTTTATATCCCATTGAACTCGGAAAGGAGCTTCTGATAGCTGTCACTCATGTTAAAAACAAAATCTTCATACTCGGCAAGGAGGGTCCCAAATGCCATAAGAACTGATACAGAAGGGTCTATCTTGTTTGATGATTTCTTTTTATTAGGCTTAATGTTGGCGTTCGCGTCGGACTCCATCACCACGTTACCAATCGCCCAAGCCAGAACAGGATCGCCACGGTGACGCACCACCCTGCGGTTAACGAACACCTCAAAGGATTTTGCTACCGGGCTGAACTTGAGATAAGTCTGCGGGAAAGGCTCAACGTCGAGGCCCGCCCCCTGTAGCTGCGTGCGCAAGTGTGTGGCGTTCCATGTATCAAAGCCCACCAGCCGGATATTGAAGATTTCAGCATCGCGCAAGATATCGTCACGAATGCGATCATAGTCGATACAGTCGCCGGGTGTGGTGCGTATCCAGCCCATTTTCACCCATTGACGGTAGATGGCGCGGTTTTTGTTGGCGACGTTAAGCAATTGGGCTTCCGGCAGATAGTGACGGGTCAGGAGACGGATCTCCCTGTCGAACGGAAAAGCGTAACTGACACTGGTGATATCGCTGGTTGAGGACAGGTCAAATCCGGCATAGCACTCCATTCCAGCCAGGTCTTCTTCGGTATAGTCGAGCGCGCAGGCATCCCACGCGCCAGCCCCCATCCACGGCGTTGAGCCTTGACACCAGATATTGAAACGTTTGGTCAGCATTTCCACCCACTGCGAGGGTATGCCACGTGATTTCCGGATAGTCGATTCCAGCTTCTCCGCGTCAACAGACACATGCAGGTTAGGGTTTGCCTTCATCCACATCTCCGGCTGATCCACCTCACTTTCATCGTCTAGTTCGTAGATCAGGACAAACAATGAATCGTTGCTCTCTTCCCCGGACAGAATCTGGCAGCAATAGTCGTAATGCTGCTTACAGGCGGAGACAATGTTGCTCCCGGCGGTAGTAATGGCGAACAGGATCGCCTCCGGACGCGCCCCCATCCCTAGTTCAAGCGCGGAATAAACGCCATTATCCGGGTGAAGATGGTACTCGTCGACAATCGCCAGGCTAGGGTTAGTCCCCTCAATGGTGGCAGCTTTCGCCGCCAGCGGCTTTAACAGGCTGTTGCTCTTTGGGAAAATGATCTTGTGTGCCTGAATACTGACACGCTTTTTTAGTGGTTTTGACAGCAGACACATCTGACGAGCATCATCGAACACGATGCGGGCCTGATCCCGGCTCACCGCTGCCGTGTAGATATCCTGCTGTCCTTTTTCCATCACCAAGAACCAGTTAGCCAACATGGCGGCCATCGTGGATTTGGCGTTCTTGCGCGGCACTTCTATAAAAGCACTGCTGTACTTCCGCCGACCTGACTCCCTAACTTTAAAGCCCAGCAGATTAGCAAAGGCGAACTGCTGCCAAGGCTCCAACTCGATTGGCTGGCCTCGAAGCGGTCCTTTGACGTGAGGACAGAGCCGAGAAAACGCAATAAAACGCTCTACGGTCGCCGTATCGAACTTATAACGGTGGTCATTCAGGTCCGAAAAGTACCTTTCCACGGCTTGTTTTACGCGCTTACAGGCCGGAATTTCGCCCGTTTTTATCGCGTTTGCGTACTCATCCCAGACGGTCAAGCTCGTCTTCCTCCTCTGTTTCCACCGGGTTACGGCGGCGGCTTACCGGATCAAAGCCCAGCAGCGACGACATTTTAATCATGATTTTTTCAGCGTCGGCCTTTGCGCTCAGCGCCGGATTTCGGCTCTCACCGCCCTGGCTGTTAATAATGCTGAATCCGCGACTGGCAAGGTCTTCCACGGCTTTGCGGTACATCGAATAGTTGACGCAAAAAAGCTCAAGGTTATTCCAGTCGGCTGGAGTCAGATCTCCGCGTTCGGCCAGTTGCTTCGCCTTCGCTTTCCACTGCTGCGCGGCTAACTCGTCAAGGTAAGCTGGCGGTTTTGGTGGTCTTGCCATAAAAATTTCTCGTTTCCATCGCGTTTTATTTTCAAAAAAATCACCGTGCGTAAAAATTTGAGGAGGCAGGCGGTGCCTTGTAGCAGGGGGGTTGTCATGAAAACCTCCCCCACCCCGCCCACGTCCTCTTGCAGTGCGCGATTACAGCCTCGTATCTTCATATATCCAGTCATTACGCTTTGCAGCCCGCTCTTCCTGATCCCGGTACAGCCCTGCTTTACGGTTCGCTTTGGTTGCGGGATCCTGCCTGGTGGTCTTGTAGTTATGATGCGTCTGGCACAGAGGTTGATGATTCCATTCAGGCCAGAACAGAACATCATCACCGCCGTTGATAGGAATGATGTGATCGACAATCTTCGCAGCTACATAGTTGCCCAGCTTCTGGCATTCCACACACAAAGGATGATGCTTCAGATACTGAGCCCGATATTTTTCCCATGAAGCAGAGTAACCTCGGGCGCGACGATGGCCACGGCGGGCGTCTTGATCCCGCCATGCCTCACGTCGATGCTCATCGCACTTACCAGACTTAACTCGTTTATTGCATCCCGGCTCCGTACACCGGCGAAGAGGTTGCCATGGCATCAGTACACCCCCACATCACGATAGACAGACCACAGTGCAGAGATGGCCATCGGGATCTCTTTCATCTCCGCTTCGCTAATCATCGTCCGGTATTCGTACAACAGGGAGATGTACATCAGACAGCCAATCTTGATCGCCGGAGTGAACTCAAGACCAGTTTCAAAGCGCTTGCCAATATGCTTCTGGCAAACTTCCAGGGCCGCGTTGATGTATACCTGAATCAGCATGTCTTCATCATCAGCATCAATACGACAGTGCAATTTGGCTTCAGTCAGCGTAATCAGTTCAGTCATCCGAGACGCCTCCCTTACACAACAGTTCAAGGCTGGTACGATTGTTGTCAGGAATGGCGGCTACAATGCCAAATACATCACCGCCAGTGACTGATGTATGGCAGAGAACACGTTGCCCGTGTTTCACATCACTACGAAAACGTATCCAGATCCTCAGCGTGGCATCTGATAAAAGTGAGCCAGAAGTCGCCAGCTCACGTCCGGAGATCCCTTTGACCTCCGCCCAGACCGTTGCATAATCTACCCAGCTAGTTACTGGCTCACCGAGTGGGCCACGCCCTGATTCAAAACGTTGTAAGGTAACGCGATGCTTCAATCTGCCCGGTTTCATTTTTCACCTCCATTTTCATGGCTGCTGATCTTAACTTCCTGTTTCCATGCCTGACTAAACTCGTCTCCCCCTTCACGCGGAGGCATTCCTTCACGTTCGCGAGCTTCGTTCGGGTTCATAATTCCGTTCTTTATTCCACGCTCATACGTCACGTATCGCTCGGTTGGTGTTGCCCGGAGAAGGTCTGCAGAATCAAATTCAACTAAGTAACGACTGCCGGGCACAGGTGAAGCCACCAGCAGAGCTGCTTTAATTTGTTGTTCGAAATTCGCCAGCCATGGACGCATTGTCATGGTGAGAAAAGCGCGGCTTGCCTCACTGAAATTGCTGTAAGTGCTATTGCTGTATTCCTGGAGGAAAATTGGAGAGACATTGAACATGCGGGCAATGTCTTCAATGGTGAAACGGCGTGAAGCCAGCCATTCGGCATCCTGATTACTCATGCCAAGCTGCTTGTAATCCATACCACCTTCAAGGATCGGTGTTTTACCGGCGTTTCGTGCACCTTTGTAACGCTCAAGCGCGCCCAATGCCTGCTTACCTTTCACGCTATCGAGCCATTCTGCCGTAGTGACTACGCCCGCCGCCATCATGCCATCTTTCATTATGCTGGCACCGTGGCGCTGCTGCGCCAGCCCTAACCCAAGCGCCTCACGGCAAACAGTAATTGGAGAACGCCCCAGAAAACCATCATCGGTGGCGTAACGAAGATGCAAGATCTCTTCCTTGAGGTAAGTGCGTACAGCTCCTGTATGCGGTTCAGTAATAGTGTATTTGTACTTATGTTGGCCGATGCGCTCAGGAACAACCGCCCCAGGCGCATATGGGTGCAGGGATTCCGGCTGCCCGTCGCGGCCCCATTGGATCACCGCATAGGCGTTACCGTTTAGCAGACAATGACGCATCATCGTGCGCTTGAATTGGTAAGGTGTCTGGCAGTCGTTCGGTTGCTCGTTCAGGAGAAAATCTACCGGATGATTGCTCAGCCATTCCCGCGCTTCTCGCCCGTTATCGTTACGCACACGGTAGAGGTAGCAGGGCATTGTTGCCACCGCTTCACTGATAACTGACACGGCGTTCATCACCGCCGGCAGAGATTCCGCTGTACCCGCAGACACATATTCGCCTGAACCGGTATTTGGAATCCCTGCCATCGCCAGAAACTCATCAATGGTCATGCTGCGCTGCTCGAAGGGTTCAGACTTACGGCCAAACGGCCAGATATTCCACATATCAAAGCCCCGCTAATTCAGCCCAGCGGCGACGGTTATCGCCAGCGCGGCGCAGTTCAGGATGTTGGTAGAAAAGCGAACGGTGCGCGATTTCCACGCCAGATTCAGGATAAGCAGGCATAGACGTAACTGTGATTTCCCGCAGTTCAGCGGCGGTCACAGTGCGCAGGTATGGAGACTGGCCGATATCCCACGCTTCTTTCAGCGCACGGAAACCAAAACTCATGCCGGAAATATCCCCACGTTCTACCAGCTCCAGCACATCATTCCCAAGCTGGGTATTCGGTGGAGTAAGTTCGAAGCGCAGCCCGGTATCGTCCTCGGACAGCACCAGCGTGCCAGATTTAGTGCGCCCCAGCAGTTGGGTATAGTTATGCTCATACAGCGCACGCACATCACTACCGGATGCCAGGCTGTCTTTAAAAGCCCCCGGCGCGAACTGCTCACGGAATTCATCCCAGATAACGTCTGACAGGCTGTTCCAGCGCACCGCATAGCCCACCAGTTTTTTGTTGCTGGCGCTCAGTTCGGAGGTTCGGATTTCAAATTCGATTGTTTTCATTGTTGGACTCCACAGAGGGGAAAAAGGGGCCGAAGCCCCTTAAACGTCAGATCAGGAGCCGGAAAGCTCAAGCACCTTAATGGCGTTGGAATCCACCACGCCGCCCCCCAGGTATTTATCGGTGTGTACCTTGTAGAATCCCGGTTCGGTGATGTTGTCAGGACGGGTGCGCACACCAGTGGTGTGATCGACAATGAAGTAGCCGCGCTTGAAGTCGCCAACTGCGAGGAACGCTTTACCCGCCTCCGCATCCGGCATGGTTTCCAGATACTGGACAGGACGGCCCAGCAATGTATCGGGAGAACCGGCAACCAGACGATCGCGCCAGATGTAATCACCGTTGCCGTTTTTCAGCTTCTGCAATTTTGCAGCGGTGTTGGAGTTCATCACCCATACGGCGTTTTTGCGGTATTTGGCTTTCAGCTTATACAGCAGGTCAATCAGACCATCAGAGGAAACGTCAGCGGCCTCCATTTTCTCCAGGGTACCGAATGGACGAGTTTTATCGCTGGTGGCCGCACGAGGGTAAGACAGGAAGCCTTTGGATTTTTTATCACCATCGCCGTTTACCAGGTCGTTCTCTTCAGTGGTAGTGAATGTGTCTGCCACCTCAGAGGACAGCCAGCCCAGAATATCCACTTCGGAGAAGTCGAGAATCTCTTGGGTAGTTTTCGGGTAGGCGTAGATTGGATTCAGCTTAATATCCACGCGCTCAAGTTTCGGCGTAGCTGTTTCTGCGCGCTCTTCATCTTCGGTACCACGTTTGACCGTCGCACCGCCCACAGATACCAGTTTCTGGTATTCGTTGGTTTTGGTGGTCTTCACCGTGGCAATAGAGCGCATAACGCTCTCATCCAGCAACTGGCGCATGATCTCTTTGTCCAGTTCAGGAATAACGGTATAGCCGCCCTCAGCAGGAACCAGCGTGGAAAGTGAGCGCGTATCCCCCGTCATAATGTAGTGGCGCAGTTCGTCATTGCTCACCGGCTCACCTTCAACGAAAGTACCAGGCAGATTTCGCTGAACGTCGGCAACGGCTTCAAGGCGGGTGATTTCAACTTCAAGCGAATCTGCCTGGCCGCGGAGTTCGTCGAACTTTTTACCCTCTTCTTCGTTCAAGCTGCGCTTTTCGGTATCGGCTTTGTCCAGCATGGAACGCATCTGAGTTTTAAGTGCAGCTTTCTGCTGGCGTAATTCGAGTAATTTCTTCATGGAGTGGTTTCCGTAACAATTAACGTTGAGACGTGAAACCAGCGTTTTTCAGGATGACCACCCAGAGGAAAAACCACGATTCTGGTAGAGGAACTAGGTGGACAGTGGCGGCTCACGTCTGAGTGCCACTCTTCACGATATACATCAAAAACATAATGAAAACCCCAGTAAGAGATTTGGGTAGCTTGGGGTAAAAACAAGTAATAAAAATTTACAAAAAACATCAATCAGGAGTAGTCTGATTATCTTAGTGCCGTACTGAAAAAAGTTTAAAGGAGTTTTTATGCCAACTAGTCGTACCGGAACAGATGGTAAGAAAATAACAATTCCTGATGGTTGGACATCTCGTCAGGGAACAGATGGAAGGGTAGTACCTTTACGCCCTGGTTCAACTTCTCGGCAGGGCACTGATGGCCGAGTAATTGAGATTCGCTCAGGATGGACATCCAGACAAGGTACCGATGGACGAGTTACAGCTATTCCACCAGGTGGAACAAGTCGCCAGGGAACCGATGGTAGGGTTGTAGCTATTCCGCCAGGTGCAACGAGTCGCCAGGGTACTGATGGTAGAGTAGTCGCTATTCCTGCTGGATATACGTCAAGACAAGGTACTGATGGTCGAGTCATAGCAATACCGCCAGGAAGATCCGCAATCACTCAGCCAAGTGGTAGATTAAAGCTGGCACCAAAGTGAATAACAAGGCCTAGAGTTTACCTAGGCCTGTGTTTACTTCTCGCTCATCCACTTCGGTGGGTTTGGTAACAGAGTCCTGTATCCTTCCAAATGCTCAAGTAAGGCATCAGGCTGTTCTGTATTTGTGACGATACGTTCCCCAGAGAGGGTATGCATAATGAAACCGTGCGGATCGCTCCAAAAAAAAGCTTCTTGTTCTAATGCCTCCCGGTAATCCGCAGTAGGCATTGAATCCAAACCGGTTAGATTAAACTTTTCCATAGGTTCTTCATTTGTGATTGGCATGTCTCGACTCCAGACCTAAAAAATAAATATCCCTCAAACTACTAGCCTTTCTGATTATTTAAAAATAATAAATAAATTCAATGCATTAAAAAATTAAACTTTGAAGTATAAGATACTTTCTTTTACATCAACTGACTGATAGATATCTGATTGTTCGAGTAGGTAGATCCGCTAAACAATTTATCGGATGAAGGATTTTTGAATACAAAAAAACCCGACCGAAGTCGGGTTGATTTCAAAACAACTAGCACTCAGCAGTTGCATACGGGGATAGCAAATACCTTCGCCCGTTTAGGATAACTCAGAGTCCCGTCAGGGTTGCGTTTGTAGGGTCTGAAGATAACCTCACAAGCGTTACCACATTTTGGACAGATTCCGTTAGCCATAAACATTACCTGTTTTTATGTACAAGCTGTAATCCCATCCAGCCTTGTAACTACTCAGGTTAACCGCTATTCTTAAGTTCTCATGCTTAAGAGACGCAGTTAATCTGCACTCTGGAAGGAAATCCATTTTCTTCCCCCTAAAGCCCCGCTCCCCAGCGGGGCTTTTTTGTTTAGTCGTTGGCTGGTTGTGAAACAGCAAAGGACTCTACAATGTTACTGATTCTTTTCGCCTCGTCTTTAGTCAGGTCACGAGGCAGATTACTAATCATAACGATAAGCTCTTCGCGAAGCGGAATGGGCAATTCAAAAGTTTTAGCAGCATTACTCATTGCACTAAGCATTGGAGATTGCGTAGTTTTGACTGGCGATCTGCGCTGTTTAACCGTCACGTCTTCACCTTTCTCATGAGCGATAAATTTTGCTACAGCTCCGTTAAATCGGCTGATATACGATTTCTGCGTATCTTCAGCAATACCATTAGCCATTACGTAGGTGTTAATGATGCTATTGGTATCCCACGTATCTGCGGTTGCGGTATCTGAAATGTAAGCTTTTACCAAGTAGCAAACGCTACGCACGTTGCCAGCTGTGCTTGGTGAAGCCCCAGTAATCTCAACGTACTGGTCAATAAAATTGTAAAAGTTACTTTTGGACAGGTCCATAACTCCTACCTCCTTAAGCTAGAAGAGCTCAACATGTAATCATAATGGCACAACAACCTTTCTCACGCAAGATCACAACACACAAGATCTTTCTAAGATCGATAGGATTAGCAAAATATTGTGAACTGGAGTGATGTGGAGTGAAGTGCAATGAATAGCAATGATGCATTATGAACAAGTGGGTATCAAAGTATACTTTATATGGTGGAGTGGTTTTTCCGCTAACCTCTATGATATTGCTTCTTTGCGCATTTAATATCGCACTTTCAATCCGCGCATTTCACTGCGCGAAACGTAAAGCCCCGCGCAGTACTTAAAGCCAGAATTGGCGTGGGTTTAAAAGGTTCCCTACCCGCATTGCGCACATATTCCATATATACATGAAAGAAATGCGCTAGCTGTGCATTAATTGACCAAACCGCACACGTAGCGCATTTCACATCGCACTTATTGAGATTTCAGAACGGTAACGTCACCCATAACATCCACCTCAACTATGCCGTCACGTACCAGCTTCTCCAGCCATCGTGTAAAGCCTTTGCGCCCATTCTCCCCCATCAAAGCGATCATATCGTCGCGCAATACAGAGCGGTTGCATGATTCACCTTTAGCTTTACGGCTACGAATAGACTGCCAGAGTGCTGCATGGTTCCCAGTAAGATGCTTTACATCAGCCAGCTCTGGATCAAGGTCTCGAGCTTCGCGTGGCAAGTCCTGCACCACCAGCGACGAAATGAGCTCACCATCACGATCAGTAAACAACTCCACCGAACGCAGATCGAATGCAGCTTGTTTCGGCTCCTCCGCATCTTTCATCTTCGTACAAGTCAGGATTATCGCTCCACCGTCACCCTCACGCCGGATGTTGAACTCAGCATCAAGTGCCGCTCTGAAAGCACTAGAACCTCGTGCACCTTTGGTATCGTCTTTACCTGAATGGTGCACCACCAGCAACGTGGCCCCCGTTTCACGCTTGATAACGTCGCAGCCTTCAATAAACGCCCCCATATCACGAGCATCGTTTTCATCATTACCACCGAAACACCGCGCTAGTGTATCGACCACAATCAGACGTACCGGTTGCCCGGTTCTGGACTTAACATCACGCGCAGCTTTGATCATCTCTTGCATTTCCTCACGGCGAACTGGGAAAACCGGACGGTTGACCAAGTACAGGTTATTCAGTTTCACACCGTGTTTTTTCTCCCAGGCTTTTATTCGCCTTGGGACGCCAATACCACCTTCACCCACTACATACATCACCGCGCCGGCTGATACTGACTTTCCGGCCCACTTCATCCCAGCAGCAATGTGGCAAGCCCAGGACACCGCCAGAAAACTTTTATACGAACCGCTCGGCCCGTAGATGCTACTCAAGCTGTTAGAAGGGAGATAACTCTTTAACGTGTAATCCTGCTCCTGATCGTACCCATCAGAGCCCACGCTTAACGGAAGGCTGTGCCGCAATGACTCCTCCAGCACAGAGACTTCAACCTGTTCGCGCAGACGTAAAAGATATTCTCTCCAATCCTCTGGCTCATGGTCGGGAATGCCTTTATACAATTTGGCATCCTCCACACCCGCTAGAGCCAATTTTTCGGCAATGCTATTAATCTGAATAGGTGCAATGTTCCCGGCCAGGTATATACGAGCGGTACGACGGCCATCATCCACAATGCGCAGGTTATCCAGCTCTGCCAGTTGCTTAGGCCCGAGGTAAACAGGTGGTGTGGTATCTTCGGCAATTTGTTTACCCAGCCCCTCTTCCCATCCCTTTGCGTGGGCATATGCATCAGATCCAGCAAAAATAATTGCCTCCGTGAATTTTTCCTTTGGCAGATGTTTCAGGTTCGGTGCGTTTTTCATTTCAGCCCCTTATCCCATCCGTCGGAACCAACACTTAGCGGCAGAGAAGATCGCAGAGCAGCGATTTTTTTACGCCCATTTTCTTTTACGGACTCCTGACTCTCTCGGCTATCCTTAGGGAGAAAAATAAATTCATTTCGGAACCGGTACTCAGAAAAAACGCATTCATCGGAATACCCGTCCCGGACGTACGTAATACGACTATCCATTACGCCTGTGACCGTAATTTTTTCTCCGCGAAAATCTTTCCAGCGACTGTTAAGCTCGATTTTTGGCTGAGCGAGGCCCTCCAGCTGAGCCTGATTTAATTTTTTAACCATGAAAGTTATTCCTTGTCGGTAGCCGTTAAACCGTAAACGTCAGCAGCCTGACGAATTGCCTGGATAAAACCCTCCTGTGTGGCCACGATTTCATTTGGACGAAGGCGGCGCTCTGTAACTTGACCGTTTTTAACCGTCACCAGTACGCGAATCTCGTAATCTGCGGGTAAGTCGGACTTATGCATGACGCACCTCCTCTGGCACGGCGTCCGCGCTGTAAGGATCGCTACCCAGAATGCTCCAAAGGATTCGGCTTTCAGGGTCCATAAACGACACTGAAAGCGGGCTTTCGGTTCGAATCTTCGCGGCAAAGGTGAGATCCCATCGGGAGTACCATTCTCGGGCTTCTTCTTCGGTGTCGGCGGCAACGCGGATAACAACAGGTGTACAGGTCTGCCCCTTCGGTATACCGAGGAATAGCCATGTAAATTTGGGGTGAGTTTGGGTATGCTGTGTTCCAGCCATAACTGTTACTCCTATTAACGGTTTGGTCAGAGGCCCGGTTAGTGTTCCACCACTTCCGGGCTTCGTTAATTTCATGGTTGCATAAACCAAAAACGGTACGTACCATGATGTTTTGAGTTTAACCCTGTGGTACGTACCGATGCAAGATAAAAATTTAAAGGCAGCTTTCGAGCGATCAGGCAGCACCAAAAAAAATATTCGCTTTGAAGATGAATTATTGGAACAAATCAACGATGCAGCTGGCCCGGGACAATTTAGCTCATGGGTTAAAGAAGCCTGCCGAGAAAAACTTCGCAAATTGGGTATTGATCCAAAAGGCTGACTTTGGCCATCTGCAATGCACCGGGTATCTTCTTTACGTTTCACTAAGACGTAGTCACTTTGGCGGCCTTGCATGGCCGCCTTTGTTTTATATGCCATATCCAGCCCCTTAAACCGTCTGCGTTCTGCGGGTGGAATCTAGATAAGCATCCAGATCAGACTTGAAGTAAATGACCTTCCGACCGACCTTGTGAAAGGGAATTTTTACCTTGCCAGTATGCGCCCAGTTCGCCAACGTCTGGGGATTCACACCAAGATGAGCTGCGGCCTCATTACGAGTGAGTCTTTTAGAAAAATTTGATTCAACCAAATGCAT